ATCTGCTGGGTGGTGAGGCCTTGCAGCCGCAACTCCTCCGCCAGGTCGGCCAGCCGCTTGGCATCGTCCAGACGGTCACGCAGCTCGGCCAGGGATTGCAGGGCTCGGGTGTTCATCTCCTGTGCCTGGGTCTCGGCCGCCAGCTGGGCTGCCAGCTCGGTCTTCTGCTCGATCAGGCCCCGAATCTGGTCGCGCTGCTCGGCGGTGGCCTTGGCGCCCTTGGATCGCAGTTCGGTTTCCACCGCCCGCTCGGTGTCGGCGAGTCCCAGCACCCGGATTTCGTCCTGCAGGTTGGCGATGACCTGTTGCACCGCGGCATTGCGGCGTTCCAGCGCCTTGGCGCCGGCGTTGGCACTGGCCGCGCCCTTCTTCTGAACATCGTCCAGGGCCTGCATGTGGGCCACGGCCGCCGCATCGGCCTGGGTCATCTTGCCTGTGGCCACCAGCTTTTCGGTGTAGAGCTTGGTCAGCTCGGCGACGTCCTTCTTCTCGCGGGCGGCCGAAATGGCGGATTCGCGCTCGTACTTGGCGCGCTCCTCGGCGGATTTCTTCAGCAGTTCGGTGTTCCGGCCCACCTGGGCGGCCATGGCCGAGGATGCTCCACCAGTGCCGATGTTGGCGGATGACCCGAGCCGGCCCGCCCCCTCGCGCCGCTCGGTGGCTGCAACGATGACCGCCTCGAATTCTCTGCGGCGCTTGGCGACCGCTTCGGCCATGTCCTTGGCGCCCTGGGTGGTGTACCACGCTTCGCGGCGGGTGATCGCCTCGCGCAGGGTCGCCGCCTCCTCGGAGGTGATCTTGACGGCGGCGCCGCGCAACTTCTGACCGATCAGATCGGAGGCCCGATTGAACGCCGCGCTGTCGGCGCTGCTTTGCATCGCATCGGCCACCCCCTTGAGGATCGCCGGCAGCCTCACAGTTTCCGCCAGGCTGGCCTTGAATTGATCCCAGGCGTTGGTGATGCGCGCGACGTTGTTGGCGACGCCATCGAACCGGCTTGCCGAAAACGTTTTGTCCAGCTCGGCCGCGAACTTGGGCAGAAAGTCGGACGCCAGCACCTCGCCCTTCTCCAGCATCTTGCCCAATTCGGCGGTGGAGACGCCCATGGCACGCGCTGCGATGATGAAGGCGCCGGGCAACCGTTCGCCCAACTGACCGCGCAGCTCCTCCGACTGCACCGAGCCCTTGCTCATCATCTGGCCGATCGCGAGCAGTGCGCCGGAGGTTTCGTCGGCGCTCAGCCCCAAGGTAGCGGCGGCACGCGCCACGGACTCGAAGATGGCCAGGGTCGCCTTGCCTTCGAGGCTGGTCCCCTTGGCGGATGCCGCCAGCCTGGCATAACTGGATGCCGCGGCATTGAGGTTTATGCCCAGGGTGTTGGCGGTTTTGGAAACGGCGGCGTAATCCGCGGCGGCGGAGCGGCTGGAACCGCTGACCGCCTCCAGGGTCTTGCGGACGGTGTCGGCCTTGCGGGCCGCCTCGATCAGGGCCGAACCGAACTGGACGACGGCGCCGACGGCGAAGGCCCCCGCGACAGCCCGTCCCATCAGGCCGAAACCCGTCGTCGCCTTGTCGGTGGCTTCGGCGGTCTGCCGCAGGGCGGCCAGCTGAGTCTGGCCCTGGCGGCCGAGGGCATCCCATGCCCGGCTGGCCTTGGTGCCCAGCAGGTCGAACGACTTACCGGCCGTATCGGCCTTCTTGTCCAGCCCTGAGACCGCCTGTCCGACCTTTTCCACCCCCGCGACAGCGGCGGTTCCGTCGGCCTTGATGATGAGCTTGAGGGACAGGTCGGTCATGGCGGTTCCCGTAGGTTGGGCACGGCGTTTCGTGCCCAACGTTCGTGCGTCGATCGGATCATGTCGTTGGGCATGATGGAGCCATGCCCAACCTACTTCTGGTTCAACAGTGGCAGGGCGGCGCGTTCCATGATCTGGACGGCCCCGAACAGTTCGGCCCGCTCCGGCAGGCGGCGGATGCGCATCACGGATTCCACCGCCGGGTAATCCAGCCCCAGGAATCCGCCCATCGCACCCACCCGCCACTGGGTGGCCAGGCTGCAGAACAGCTCGACGGCCGTCCAGTTATCGGGCCATACGGCGAACACCTCCGGATCCTGGTCCGGAAGTGGCGGCAGGCCGAAAACCGCCAGGTCCGCGTTCACTTCCGTGTTGTCGTCACCGCCCCCCCTGGCCCACCAGGCGGCGGCCTCCTCTAGTTTTTTCGCTTGCCACCCTGCAGCGATTCGAAAAACGCCCCGATCACCGCCGGGCGTACCGGATAGGTGTTCAGCAGCGCGGCCTTGTTGGCGGGGGACACCTCCAGCACCGTGCCGTCGGCGTCGCTGACGTCCTCCCAGCCGACCAAAACACGGTTGGCCAGGTCCTCGTCGCCGAGCGTCTTGGCCTCCACGTCGCGCATCACCTGGTCCAGCTCGTCCTGGGCGAAACGGCGGAAGCGGGCGGTGAAGCTGAACGACTTCACCAGCCCCTTGTCGCCCGCCACGTCGACCTTGACCGGCCAGCTGTAATCATTCGATAAATCGAGTTTGAACATGGGTCACATCGCCTTTGCTCGTATGGTGTGGAGGGGATAGGTGTGATGAGTTTCGCTGCGATCCACCCATCCTACGAGGGGCGATTTTCCGCGCGCGCGAGAGGCCGGATCAGCCGGAACCGCTTCCGCAGACAAGAAAAACCCCGCCGAAGCGGGGTTGGAATGGGCGGGGGCGATCTGGCTACAATTCGGCCACGACGCCAAATTCAACCAGCCTATCCATTGGAGCCCCCATGGATCATGACCTTCTCGAACTGCTCAAAGCGCAAAACACCACCATCAACAACCTGGCGGAGCGAATCCGTCAGTTGGCCGCCGAGGTCGAATTGCAGCGGGCCGTTATCACCGCCTTGATCCAACAGCCGGCGATCGACGCCGTGAAACTTGGCGACGACCACCACGCGCTCCTTTTGACCGTGTTGGAGACCCTAGAGATTCCAGAGCACGCGAGCAAATCCGCAGACTACTTTCAAGCCGCGATAGATCGTCAGCGACGGCTGCGCAATGGCTAGCCAATAGTGCGCGCGTTGCTTCGTCCATCACTTCACGCAGATCCGCAGTTCGTCGTTGCCGGTGCTGCTGAATGGGATAAACGCTGTGCCGAAATCCATCATCGCAATGCCATCGAGGTCTGAATATTGGGGCTGGGTGAGCTGCACCTTGCGGGAGGTGAAGCTCACGCTGTTGCCGGCGGCCTGGCCGTGTTTGATGTAGAACGCCCCGGTGGTGGCGTTCTTTGCCGTGGTCCACCAGTCCTTTGCGGTCACCGTCGTGGCTTCGATGGAAACATTCCCTGCGGGTTTGCGGTCGGTGATGATCACCGACTCGCCGCCGACCAGCTGGCGGTAAACCACCTGGTTGGCCATGTCGATGCTGAGCGTCGACAGCACCGCGGACCTGTATCCCAGCAGGTTGAGGTCTGTGGTGTTTTCGGTGGAAATGGTCACCGGGGTCTGCCATGCGCTGGTATCGGAGCTGGGCATGGCGACGTCGGATACGGTCCCCATCAACCCTGTGAAACTCCATTTCATGACCGGCAGCTGCTTGGCCGACAGCTCGAAGCTGACGCTGCCGCGGGCTCCCAGCAGCACGTGGCGCACACCATCCAGATAGAAGTGGATGGTGGCCGAGCTGGACGCCCCGAACGTGCTGACAGGCAGATACAGGACGTTTTCGCCGATGCTGTATTGGGTCGTGGCGTCCGGGGCGACCGCCCACGTGCCGGAGAGCCCCGCCACCTTCGTGGTCCCGTTGTACGAGATGATTTCGCCCTTTTGCCCAACACCGGTACCGCCGGTCAGCGAAACGGTCATCCCGTCATAGAAGTCGTGCACAGCGGATGCGCCGGCAGCCAATGTGATCGCTGACGTGGTCGACCCTGTGGTCTGGGCGGTTCCTGTAACCGGGGCGGCTGTGATGGTCTCGCTGAACCCGGCGGCTTTCAGCAGCGCCCCCCACCCCGGCGGGGTGCCGGCGGTGCCGCTGCCCGCGATCTCGGTCTCGAACGACAGCGTCACGTAATTTTCGGTGCGGATCGCGCCGGAAGCGCCGAAGTAAGGGCGGATGAAGTCCCGCTCCACCTGGTTGCCCTCCATAGGTTTGAGGTCGAGGCTGCGGACCAGTACCGCATCGCTAGCCGCCGGAGTTGGATCGACCCCATAGGTGGGTTCCAGCTTGAACAGGATGGCGCGTTTCCTTTGATTGAGAGCCATGGCTTACGCTCCTTTGGCGGATTTCTTGGCGATTTTTTCGGTAGTTACCACGGATTCGGCAGCGGCCGGCGGCGGCTCTTGATCCGGTGCCGGGGCTGTCGCGGGGTGGTCGGGATGGCCAGCCAGGCGCAGCGCCGCCTCGGTCTCCAGGTCCGGCTTTCGCTCGCCGGTGGCCGGGTCGACGTAATAGGTGCCGGACCATCCGGCGTATCGGTCTTGCATGTTCATGCCCTCAAATAGTGGACGGTGGTGAATTCGTCGCCCCACACCAGCAGTCCGTTGGCGGCGTAGAGCAGTTGGCCGCCGGTGTACTCGATGGGGTCGTGGCCGGTGGCCGGCACCCAGTTGAGCAGGGAGGCCTTGATGCTGGGCCGGAGCCCGTCCAGTTCGGCATAGGCCGCATCGCCCGCCGCGTCGGAGACGTTGCGCACCGCCAGCAGCACGCCGAATCGGTCGGCGACGCGCTGGCTGACGGCATTGATCAGCTCGTTGCCGTCGGCCTGCTCCCGTGGCGCCAGCAGGTAGGCGCAGGGCCACATCTTCATGTCGGCAATGGCCTGTTCCAGCGTGGCGGCGGCGCCGACGTGGCGCAGCGCGGTGACCTGGGTTTGCAGCCGGGAGACGATGGGGGCCAGCAGCATTACCAGTCCTCCGCGCGGCCGAACACGGACGGAGAGGATTGCAGCTCCACCAGGCCAGCATCGGTGGCGACGGGGCCGGAGGCGCCGGGCAACCCGGCTTTGCCGGCGGCGATGTCGCGCAGCCAGAGGATCGCCTCCTTGTAGCGTGCCTCCACCGGGTCGGGCGGGTTGGCCTGGTGCAGCCGGTAGAGGGCGATATCGCAGGAGGCGGCCGTCAGCCGGGCCGAGGACACGGTCACCGGGGTCGGGTAGCGGACGGACAGATAGCTGTCGATCTCCGAATCCGCGTCGGCGATGGCGGCGTCGACCACCGAGGCATCGACCGCGCCCAGGTTGTTGCGGTCGGTGAGCTGGATCAGCTCCGGCTCGCCGCCCTGGGCGCGTTTGATGAGGTCGGAGAGGGTGGAGTA